TGAGGTAAAGGGTCTCTTTACAAAAACAGGCCAGTCTATCTGCCAGCCAAGGTATGAAGGGTGCATTGTCGGGGTATCCTATGTTGGGTAAGGTAGGGGACACCTAAGCCCCCCACCAGAGTACAACTTATTGTACGATGTCTTTAAAGAAGTAGCCTAAGTCTGCGCCAACAACTTTCATGTCGTAAGACATTTTAACTTGAATATGTTCAGCGATTTGCTGACGCTTCAGTGCATCATCCGAGAAGGATTCAACAGTGATACCCAAGTTGTTTGCGCCGGGAATGTTGTTCCAAGCGAATGTCATACCAGCAGCAGGGGTCATAAGACCAGCACTTGAAGGTGTGTGACACAACAGAGCATGTTTACCACCGATAAAGGCATTGCTTTCGGCAGCACCCTCAACAGCGGTATTATTGACAGCTTCCATGACGAAGAAGTTTTCTACTTCAAAGATTTCAGCCAACTTAGCGTCTGTGATCAACGCTGGGTTATTTACGGTAGAACCACCATTCAAACGTGCCAGAATATCTGGGTGATTGATGAGTTCGTCCCGTGTTACCTTACCAACAACCATAGTGTTTGGCTTGTAGCCGCCCGACTTGAGTTGCATTGCACGACGAGCATCAGTTACGTCAGTGATAGGTGTTGAGTTGGTGTAATCGTTCCAGTATACAGGAGTACCTGCACCAGAAGCTGCACCAGCAACCTCAGTACCCCAAACTCCTGTTGAGAAGAATGTTGTAGCAAAGTTTTCTTCGCGGTGGATCATCAGGCGCATTGCCAGAGTTTCAGCACCAGCAGAACGGATGTTGAGTACTTCGTCTTCGTTAGCGATAGTCTGCTCATCGAAGTCCATACCAAGTCCGTATACATCAGCGAAGTAGCTGCTGTTGGAAATGGTCATGCCAATACGGTTAACCTCAGTACGTGGCGCAAGTTTCTTTACGTCACCTGTGCGGTTCATGTTGGCACGGTCATAGATGTAGTACTTGTCAGACTGACGAGCAACACCTACTGTTGGGAAAACCTTGTCAGCGACAAAGTTGGTTTGTGATTGTGCATACGCCAGTGTCAAGTTAGACAAAGGGGTGTCGATATGCACCTGCGATGGAGTTAATAGTGGCATAATAGTTCTTCCTTATTCTATGCTAACTTAAGCAGCAGCGTTGCCGCCTTGGATGAGTTCGATAGCAATGATCTGGCTAGTAACACCAGCTTCAGTTGCATAACCCATAACGATGTCGGTAGAAGCGGCGTCTACACACAGACCAGCGGCGTCAGATGCGACAGCACCACCAGCGGTAACAGTACCACCAGCTTTTACCATAGTCTTACCTGTGACAACTACAGTTGCAGCGTTATCTTCCAGTGCGCCTACGAGGCATACACCAAAGGCACTTTCACCGTCACCAGCCAGAACAGCTTCAGCAGCAGAGTCTAGTTTGACGAATTTGAATTGAGCAGCAGAAAGGTCTGCCCCTGCGATTACAGTACGGGTGTCCCGTGATTGCATAACAGCCATGTTTATTCCCCTTTATAGGATTTAGTGATTAGAGCCTTGCCTTCATCGGTCTTAGCTACAGCAGCATAAGCCAAAGCATGTTCGCTCTTTTTCATTTTGTTGGTGTCCATGTAGGACTTTACGAGTGCGTCAAGTTTGTCAGCGGCAGTAGAAAACTCACCGTCAGCATCAGATTTACCCAGTTCAGTCATGCTTTCTTCAAACACCTTATCGGCAGCTTTGAGGGCTTGCATTACTGTTTCTTCAGCTTCAAACTTGCTAACCAATGATTTGGCTACTTCAAGGTCGAAGTGTGGAAGTTCTGCTTCTGCTTTCTTAACCAAGATAGCGTCTGCTTTAGCAACCTCTGCTTCTTCCAGAGCCTTAAGGATAGGCGCAGGAATGTCAGCTTTGTTGATTTGTTCGTCACCGTAAGTCACATACTCAGGCTCAACCATTTTCTCAATGGCATCTGCTTTAACGATGTAACCAGCTTCTTCTAGGGCTTTGCTAAGACGGTCAGCCTCTGCTTTAACTAGGTCTAGTTCAGCTTTAATGGTGTCTACCTCCTCCAATGGACCTTGGAAGTCTTTCTTCATATCCATGTCGTAGGCTTTCATAGCTTCGTCCTCGGACATACCTTTGTCCATATAAGGTTTCAGCTTTGCTTTCATGTCATCAGACATTTTTTCTACTTCGTTCTCCATAGTTTCTCCCTCGGAGTTGTCCCGCTTATATAGAGAGACCATTGCTTGTGCGTTAGCTGGACGATCAACCAAGGACAGTTCCTCTAACTCAAGCTGTTTAAGTAAATTAGGCATCATAAGATTCCTTGGTTGCACGACCACCTATTGAGAAGGCCGCAAGTTCACCAGATTTGACCCTAGCCCAAACGTCATCATTGTAGACTTTAAAAGCTACAACCCAACCTTCTCGGTCACTCTGGATGCCAAGGGATTCACCAATCTCTTTAGTGATAGGCATTGAGTGGATAACCGCCCCAATCTGATCCCCTTTGTGCATTTCTTTACCGACACGTACATGTTCCATGAAGTTGTTCACGGCTTTAACAAGTGTGTCTGGTTCGATAATATCTCCTTGGCGATCAATAACAGGTTCGCCTTTTTCGGTAACGACTGATGCCCAACCATAAACGAGACGCTGTTCTTCGTCGGCTTTGAGTATCTGTCCTTCAATGTTTGTTTTTGTAAGTTCTGACACCGAGGTTCCTCCCTCCCACATTCTACAGGACCAGTATCCTGCCGTTGTTTTGTCCTTCTTTGTGTCGCACGAATGTCTTGAACGGAAGTTGGCCCTAGCTTTCGGGTCATCCCTCCGTATCTCCATGTTGGGGTCTCCGAAAGCCACACGCTTGATCTTTCCTCCGCTTTGTACGAACACTTCAAACTTCTTATTGCCGCCTTTAATACGACGAGGTTTGTTTAAGGTGACTTTCTCGCCTTGATACTCAGCCTTGGCAAAGTCTTCCTTCATAATCTCTTGGATAACTACTCTGAGAGCCTCTAAGCGATCCTGTGAGGGGGCTTCTTCAGTGTCCTTGTCGTAGTATGCCATATAAGCCTCATGGCTCTCTCCGGGCATATAATGGGCCTGTCCTTGTGCATCAGGGTGAGCATGTGTGCTACCGTTCATTCCTAAGTCCATGCTTCTTACTCTGGCTTCAGCCTCAGTGGAAAATACATCGTTAGCTAACTGGCCTTTGTTAATGTTCATTATACATTCCCTGTTGGGTCATTCTTGATAAGTACACCTTGAAAGGAAGCACCTACAGCATTGTTAGTTGTGTTAGATACGGCCCTACACTCCATATCAGTCTTCTCCTCTAACTTCTGAGGGTATTCAAACTTAGTAATAAGCTGATTACTCTGAATAACATTTATGAAGCGACTTCTGAACACATTACTTCCAAAGTCTTTTGTCACAAAGTTACAGGTTACAAACTTGTTAGACTGAGATAAGGCGGCAGTGAAGTTAATATCGTCTAAGTATAAGGTATATCCAGCAGGTACAGTGTAGGCTGCTATTTGTGTTTGATTGCCTAGGCCTAAGTTAGCGTAAACTACAGAGCCATCTACATTCTGTACGTGTATTGTTCCAGCAGAAGTACCACCTGACCCAGCTAAGGTAACAAAGGCTCTGTTAACCCTAATCCAAGTGCCAGCTACAGCAACAGGGCTAGTGCCATTCAGTTCTACCTCTACAGACTGTTCATTGTAGTTAGCGTCTAAGCCCTCTACCCTTATCTTATTAGCACCTGTGTTTCCATTAGCATCAGCAGCAGCATCACTAACCACATAAGCTGTAAAGGAAGCATCAGGCCAAGGGTAGTTACCACCTTGCGCCCATATAGTCTCTTCTGTTCCGTTTATGTCAGGATTAAACCCGAACTTGAACAAGGTCTTGTAGCCAGTAGACTCACCCTTAGCTATAGCAAGTTCGTTATGCTCATAAAGGTGCCTAGTCCAAGTTGGCATTATACAGACCTACAGCGGAGTATGACACTGCGTTGAAGTATAGTCCCTTGGCTTGTGGTAATAGTGCAGACAAATGTGTAGTCTACTCTATCTGTACCACCAGCAATGAAGATAACTGCTACCTTGCCAACAGTAGACTGAGATATATTCTGTATTCCATCTATGTGAACACCACCAGAACCAAAAGTCATAGTGTTACCAGCGGCTAGAGGAACTTCTGTAGCATATCTAGTTGACCGTACAGACCAAGCCACATTAGTGATGGTAAGGGTGCCAAGTGCAGAGGTCCAATCAACACTGTAGTCCAACAGTTCATCAGGGTCTTTATTTGGCCAAACTAAACTCATGTTTTCTTCCTAATGATTCTACGCTGCAAGTTTTCTAGCACCTGCTATTGGGAACACTTTCCTACTCGCAAGAGCCTCTGGTATCACGTTCCTAGCTATTTCAAAGTTCTGCGCTAATGTTTCAAAGTCTACAACTATACCATCTACAGAGACGTTACCGAGTGAGTTAGTTAAGTCAAACCCTGTAAGTGGTACTACCCTAGTGGTAATAAGGCTTACAGTGGGGGCAGCACCAACCTCTGTTGTTAACTCTTGTCCACTAACGTTTACGTCAGCTACACTTAAAGCTACTACGTTTCCTAGCTGCGCTTCCATTTCCCAAGGATACAACAAAGCACTTGGGTTTCTTGAAGTCCGTACAGCGGTAACTTCACCTGTAGCTTCTACACCTGACACTTGTACTAGATGGTTTACACTATCAGTTGCGATAGGCATACCTTGGAAATTAGTTAACTCTTGTGTAGCTTCTGAGCCTGATATACCCTGTATGACAGATTCATTATCTAATTCGTCAAGTTCTAGGGCGAGGTCATAGCCAGCTACGACTTGTAAAGGAGACCTATTAGCTAAACCCTCTGACTCTAGTATACCTTCTGCACCAGTAGTTGTTGCAACGGCAGGGTCATTAATTGGAGCCTTAATCTCGCCAGTAACCTCAACACCGACTACTGTCCTAACAACAGGGGTGTTACCTAAGTTACCAACAAAAGTGTTCGGACCAAAACCAGATATTCCTTGTACTACAGGGGTGTTACCTAGTTCTTCAGTCTCGGCTGTATTTTCAAAACCT